AAGAGACAGGGTCGAATCGGCGGAGAAATCCAGCCGGTAATCCCGTTCGAGCAGATAGTCGGCGATGATTGCGGCTGTATCTACACTCATGTATTTCCACACCGTATCGGCCGGTTCGCGCACCGCGACCGGATAAGATTCCCGAATGGTGTCGTACACGGGAACCGGCCACGGCACCCATCGGGTAACGGTGCTGTCGCGCATTTCGACGGAAGCCGCCCCGCGGCGGTAGCCCCAGCCGAAAAACAGTGAACCGACGATGAGCACGGCCAACAAGTATGCGAGCAGTCGTCTCACAGATGCAACACCTGCCTTCGGTTCTTCCCGTCGGCACGGTATGAAATATGGATCCAGCGGCCCCGATTCTCGTCGATGAGCTGGTCGAAGGGGATCGCGCTGGCTGCGATGCGTTCGAACAGCCGCAGATTATCCGCGACGCTGCCGGTGGTGATGTCGGCCGCTTCGCCCTTCATGTGCTGGCTTGCCGCAGCTCCGCCGACGGCTGCGTTGAGCGCCGGCGATCGGTAGCCGCTGTTCACGCCGATCGGCTTGCCCCAAAGTTCGCGCACGGGATCGAGGCATTCGTCCATCAGCGCATTGAGCTGGCGAATGACGTCGTGCGACGGCGCGTTGTCGATGCTGCGCGCTGCGGCCGTATCGGAACGCAGCAATTCGGAAAGGGTGAAATACGTTGCCATACCTATCCTTTCATTCGGTCATACCACATCTTTGCCCGCCAGCCTGCGGCGGCTCCTGCGGCCGCCCCGAATCCTGCGCAGAGCGTCGCCGTGGTGCGGATGCCGCTCGGCAGGAGGTTGAACAGAACGACCAGCGCAATGACGGCGGCCGACATGCAGAGCGCGATTTTGACTTGCTTTTTCATGGCTTTTACAGTATTAAGGTTGAAGCGATTTATACGTTATCGATACTCGGGCAGCAGGTATTGGATGTTCATGGCCGCCGTGTGCATGATCTCCCGCGCATTCTCCTCCGATACGGACAGCGGGCGGGTGAACTCGCAGAAGATGCTGCCTATCCAGTCGTGGCGGTTGTCGTTGAGCCGTTTGATGATGGCCGCCCGACATCCGTAACTCGAAAGGATGGACTTCGCATATTTGTCGTTCACCTGCTCGTCGATGTCCGTGATGTAGAGGAAGAGATTCTTCACCAGATCGCTGCTGAACTTCGGCACCTCCGAAATCGGAAGGCCCTGCATGTGCGGTTTCATCGGTTCCACCCCTTTGCGCTTGACCTCGTAATAGACGGACAGCAGGCTTTCGTTGCCGAGCGGATGCGGCTGTACGATATAGACCCGATCGGCATCCAGCTCGTGCAGAACGCTCCACAACTCACCGTATACGATAGACGAATTGTCGGCCCGACGGATACTTTTCGTCTCTTCGTCCTTTTTGAACTTCTCGATTTTCAGGTCGGTCAGCTTGTTTTTGCTGTACTGGTTATAGGCGAACCACGCAGCGATAATAGTTCCGAGGGCACTGATGATTGCGGGGAGGTATTCCATAGCGATTTCAAAGGTTAGGCGTCGTGTACATGCAGTGATTCCACCTCTTCGCGCTGCGCCACCCGCTCGGCTTCGAGCTCGGCGAGGGTCAGTTCGTTACGGTTGTACTCCTCTTCTATCTGCCGGCGTTCGTCGTCTGTCAGCGACAGAATTTCCGAATCGGGCGGAAACAGAATGCCGGAATCCGTGTAGTTCCATTTTTCCAATCCCCGTTCATCGGTAATCTTTCCCCCGTACAGGTTGCACAGGACGCTGCCGTCCTCCACGATTTGCATCGCTTCCGCCTCGCTATAAGGCGGGAAATCGATCTTCTTTCTCATGCCCCTAAATATTTACATATTACTCTTACTCGCATACCTCCGGACGTTGTATTTCCTGTCGCCATAACTTTAAGATATTGGACAGTAGGGTCTATCGTAATACCTGTCCCATTATATACGGATTTGTTACCGGCGGCAGAGACTGAATACACGGCTCGTGCGTTATAGACCGTCGCGCCGTATATGAACGCCCGTTCATCCGTCCAGTTTTGCACGATGACATTTGTCAATGCAGACGCATTGTAATTATAAACGGCCACGGCCAGAGCCACATATCCTCTCGGTACGTCGATCCGTTTATTGGCTGTTCCTTCGGCAATATCGGTAAAGAATATACCGCTGTCTATGACTATTTCGCCTTGATTCGGGACACTTTGATACGACAGTTCTGCCGTGCCGCCCGTTGCGGTCGGAACATACGGCAGATCGAGGCCCGCGCCCGACGTGTCGCGCCACTTGTCTGCCAACAAACCGGCGGCGATGTATTCGGCGACAAGTCCGGTGCGCATCTCACCCGACAGAGGCAGCATATACCGTTCGGGCTCGCCGCCGTTCCACAGCGTAGCGACCTCCGAGGCCGTAAGGGCGTAATTGAAGATGCGATGAAAACGGACAATTCCTTTGAAAATGTAAGCCGAGGTAAGCCGGCCGACGATATACACATTCGCATTTTGATAATTGGGAAAAACAGATGTCTGAGTTGTCAGGACTCCATTTACATATACTTTCCCCGTTGTATTCGCAACATCCACCGAAAGTAGCACATGGTATGATGTTTCAGGAGACACCCGACCCGCATTCATTAACTGTGACCCTATGTACGCATACATCGATCCATTAGAGACGAACAGTTGAACGTTGCTTTGGGAGCCCCTTGCAGTCGTAAATAGCCTTTGATCCGTAGTTACGTCATCTCCTGTCGTGAAACATATTTCATGTGTCCGATCCCCTTCGAACAACAATGCCGGAGCGTCTGACGAAAAATATCCATCCGAGGTATTTACTCCCGTCTGACGCCCCTGCAAAGGGGCTATCTGCGACGATTTGATATATCCCGTCGCGGAGTCGAGGTCGGCTTTGCCGGCGAGTGCATCGGGAATATCCGATACGGACACAGAGGTACGCATCGCCGAAAAGGTGCCTCCTGACTCTGTAATGGTCAATGCAATGTATTTCCCCGAAGATATATATTCGATTTCGAGTGTTATTTTCAGTGGCAGACCAACACTCCTATTTACATCTACTATCACAGGAATAGATGCATTCCTGTTCGCCGCAGCGGGATCGGTCGACACAACGACGATACAGTTTCGCCTGAGCAACTTCGAGCATAACTTTCTGAATGCATCTACACCCCCGACGGCCGCACTGATCTCTTCGCTCGTACTGTCGCTATCGATGCCGAGATAACCGGAGGGAAGGGCCGTGTTGTTGAGCAGATCGGCCCACTCCATCGATGATGCCGTATACGGCAGTCTCAATAAGGTAAATGTTTCCGATGTCAACGTAAGACTGGACGGGAGCACGTATGTCTGCGATGCATAATATCCGATGACGGCCTTCGTATCGGCATGCACTCCATATCCTGACGGTACGAGGTATTGTCCTCCGTTATCGGGAATCCTGACAACAGGTACCGTGTGAATCGGATCCGCAACGATCCGATCGTATGCTGCCGCGATTTCAGAGGCAGACATATCGGGCAGATAGCTGTCGTCTATGGGGCCAGCTTTGGTCAACAACACCACAGGGGTTGTGTTCCCCAGAAACTCGGCGATCTGGTCGAGCGTGGCGAAGGTGGATGTGCTATCCCCGTCCTGAATCTCCAACGCAACCGCACCGTTCAGGGTCTGAGCTTGCTGTAAGTCTTTGATCTTATAATTTGCCATAGTGTCATTCGGTTTTGGGTAGATCGCCCAGACGCAGGAAATCGTGTACGTTGGACGGATGTTGTCTGAGATGATGCCGAGCCGCTGCGGCCGTCAGATTCAAGTGTGTGTAGAGTTTTCCGCGATAGCGGATCACGATGCCGGATTTGAGCATGTAACCGCCGTTTGCGCCTTTCTGCTCCTTCCGCAAATAGGAGGCGATCATCGCGGCCGCATCACGGAACCGGTTGGGACACCGGCCGCTGAAATCGGAAAGCATCGGACGCCCGAACACTTCCCGATAATCCGATTCGATCCGCTTCTTCTCTTCCATGCACAGAGAGGTGCCCGATGCGCACCTCTCCATGTACCAGTCCAACGGTTGCATACCCCCTACTCGGCCGGAGTACACAATGCTTCCAGCGCGGCGCGAGAAGCGTCGATACCGCCGGCGTCGAAGAAGATCTGCGGCGTCGGTGCGTTCTGCTCGATCAGGTCGCCGCCCCAACCTCCGTTGTAGCCGTCGCCGTACTTGTCGAGCGTCGCGTTCTGCATCGATGCGCCCTGTTCGTAGCCGATCACACAGAACGCCTGGCTGCCGTCCGCACCCTTCGCCTTGTTCTCGTAGACAGCGACCCAGTCCTCGTTCTTGAACGCCTCAATGTTCTGCGAGTTCGCGGGGCTGTCGGCCAGCATACGCAGCGGCAGCGTCTTGTTGATGGCGATGCCGATTTCGGCGTTCTGATCCTCGTAGATCAGCCCGTTGTAGGGCGTTTTGGAGGGAATCGAGAACCGATAGGCCCTCTTGCCGGATTTGAGTGCGATCTTGGTGATCTTCGGTTTGGTGTAGGTCGTCGCCGATTCGTCCAGATCGGACTTCTTGATAAGATAGGCAATCTTCTCGACGCCCACCCCATAGACCGTGTTGCAATCTTGCAGGATATCGCCTGCCAGATCATTGATACATTCTGCCATTGTTTTTTTTAATTTATTATAAAAGGGTTAATTCGTGTTTGAAGCAAATATAGGATACGCAGGAAGGGTTCCTCCGAACTTTTCGCTGTTTTTTTACCTTTTGCGTCCGGCGTAGCGCGCCGTCTCATCCTGCACCTTGACCCGCCGCTGACCGTTGTTTATATCCCTGACCGTCACGACAGGGTTCGGAAGCCGGCGCATCACGCGCTCGAACATCTGTTCCATCTGACGCATCCCCGAACTCTTCTCCGGAAGATGCCGCGTCGGAATGGCGTTGCCGCCGCTCGACACGTTCATCATCGAGAGCACCGGCCCCCAATCCACGACCGCACGGGCCGTCATCACGGCCTCGCCGTTGGACAGCCGCGCAGGGATGCTGTCGCTCGTACCCGTGCCGGGGCCGGTCACAAGACCGCCGCGGGCATAGTGGTATTTCGCGCCCTCCTCGGCCGCAGTACTATTCAACGATTTCATCTGAGATATAACGCTCGTAATGGTCGCAATAGCAGTAATGGAAGCTGCGATGCCCTCCCAAATATTGCCAGTGGAGAACGCCTTACTCAACGCTGCACCCATTGACGCGATAGCTTGGGCCATACCTAACACTGCAACAACCGGCGCACCTGCACCGGCCTCTTCCGCCAAACCAGCCAGTGCTCCCGCGAGATCGCTGGCTGTTTGGAAACTCATTTGCATGCTCTGCGCCTCTTTTTGGGCGCCTTTATTCATTTCGTCATGCAGGCGAATAAGCATTTCAAGCCGGCGGTTGTCTATTTCGATAGCCGAATCCCCCATTGCTCGGTACGCTGCGGCATACGAATCGAATTCGGCCAACTGTTCCCGAAGAATGGCAACGGTTTCATTCTGCGCGGCCTCATCTCCGCCTGTGGCCTGCGCATTCAGAATCCGATTCCGGTATTCGGACTGTTTCTGATTATATTGGGATATGAACTCGGCCGATACCTCCTTGTCCATCTGCGACAGAATTTTTTCGAAATCACCCATCACGTCAATACCCATCTTACGAATGATTTCCCGTTGCTCGTCAACCCATTTTTGAAGTTCCTGTTTGCTGCGGGCATAATACCCCTCCATCATTCGTTCTGCTTTTTTTACGCCGGATTCATCGGCATACGGGTCGTCGTTCGCCGATTTTGAACTTTTCTCAGATTCTTTTATTCCCGCTCTGTCGAGGATTGATTTTGCATCTGCATTTCGTGCGACAGTCAATTGCGTGAATGCCGATGCTTCCGCTTCGAGGGCTTCGGCCCCTGCTAATATTTCCTTCTGCTCGTCTTCGGTATATGCTATATAACGATATTCAAGAGTTATATTTCCATAATCATCTATCCCTTTATAGACTGTTTGTTTACCTTTTTTTATTTTTTCTTCTGCTTCTTGTCGGGCAATCAACGCATCTTTGTACTTTTGAGTTGCCAGTTCGTTCGCAGCATTAGCTTGCGCGCGCAGATTCATTGCTTCGATAAACGCATCCGTATTCTGAATAAACAGATTATCGGCGTCCGCAACCGTTGTTATAGCTACTCCCAACTTATCGAACGCCTCTCGGTTGTTTTTAACGAACTCTGTTTTTGCTTTGAGATCATCTCCCAATTGATTCCATTGCAGCTGCAAGGCCCTGAGTTGGGCAACCTGATCGCCATAACTGCCGGAAGATTCTGCCATTTGCTTATTCACCTCTGCCTGGGCTTCCGCCATTGTCATGGCGGCCTCTCGCCCCTTGAACAGATTCCCGATCCAGCTGACAATATCCTTCCCATATACCGTGAGCAAGGTAATGCCGACGGATATAAGGCTGTTCCAGCTGAACACCGCAGCTCCCAACTGTTTGAGGATCGGTACTCCCTGCTTGCCCTCCTTCATGGCCAATTTATTGGCCGCTCGAAGTTTGTTGATCTCGTCGACAAGCATCGGGATATTGTTCGAGATGGCGAGGAAAAACATATTCGCTCCCATTGTGGCCGACGGCAATTCGCGGACGATCTGCGACACCGATACATTCAGCCCGTTGAATGCCGACTGGTAATTACCTACATTCGAACGGAAATTCCCCAGCCGCTGTTCGGCCGCACTGACTTGCGCCTGCATCTTGGATATTCGCTCCGCTATCCCATTGCCTACGGAACCCTCTCGATCGGCGGCCGACAGTGCATTATACTGTGCCGTAAGATCGCGAATGGATTTACGCAGCCCATTTACCGAACCTTCGAGATTCTTCTCCTCTTTGATGTTGTCCTGAATCTCGCGAGAGAATAATCGCATCGCCGATTGAAGCGCCTTTACCTCTTCCCTGTTCGCAACCAACTCTTGCGTCGTTTGGGCTACCTGTTCATTATAGGCCTCCTCGTCGATCGTTCCGGCTTTGCGTGCGGCTTTAAGTCCCTTCAAACCGGACTTCAATTCGGAGATACGGTCGTTGAGCGTATCGATACGTTTAGCCGATTCGGACATTCCCTTGATCAAATCCGAGTATTTTACGCGGATATTGATAATTTTATCAATGTTTTCCATTTTGATAAGTTGTTTTATTTTTCATATCTTTGTTTTTAACCAAATCTCAAATCATCATGACAGACATCTATGCAATCATCGGAATCGTAATGCTGATATTCGGCATTCTGCAAATCGTTCTTTTCTTCAAACTCTGGGGAATGACGAACGATGTACGGCGACTTACGGAACATTTTCTGAAATCAGATGAAAATGAGAATATAAACCTTCCTTTTAAAGAAAAAGATGGATCCGGCGATCTCATAGTAGGCATCGTGATTACTCTTATCGGTATTTTAATCATCGCTATTCTATTTTTTACAGCTTGATCAATTTGCACTCGCATATACCGTCCTCACCGGTCGTGACGGAGTAGATGGCGAAATAGCATCCGTACACGTCGAGGTAAACCCGCCGCGTATAGTCGAGATTGCAGATGTCGGCCACGGTCAGTTTGACGTAGACCGTAATCATGCGGAACTTTTTCAGGATCCGCTGGTAGGCTGCATACCGTTGCGCCACGATACCCTCCGACCCGCCGAAATACATCGTGCGGGGGAATTCGCCATACCAAAAATGCGCTATTCCGTCGGATGTTCTGTCCGTCAGGGTGAGGATGCGGGCCGATGGTTCGTTATAGGTTACATCGGTGGTATTCCCGTCTTTATCCTTTTTGACATCGTAGCATGGAACTACGGCAAATGTCGTCGTGTCGTGGATGCTGTCCGGATTGTTGTAGAAACGATTGGTCGAAGCCGAGAAATCCAACGATACCAATTCGTTCTCCCGCTCAATGTTCTCGTTGTCGATGGAGATGATGCCTTGTGTGTTCAACATCTCGGCGTCCTCGTCGTTGTCGTAGTCGAGCGTGTTGGTCTGGGCATAATCCCCCATCGTGAACTCCGTTCCCTCCGGCCGCCAGATTTCGCCCCGATCGTTCAGAATCACTTTGCGGCTCCAATCCTGAATCGTTGCGTCGAGATGACTGTCGACGATTCGTCTGTCGGTTTGCGTGTTCGGCGTCCGGTCGTCTCCCGAATCGACGATGCGATAGTCGTAGTCGATCGTCTCCGTCGAATTATAGAACTGATCGGGCGACATCATGCGGATCGTATTGTTATCCGAACTGTCCGGATAGGCGAAAAGTCCGGCCATTGTCATCAATGCCGACAGGAACTCCGCGTGCGTCATATCCGGCAGGTTCTCGGCAATCGGAAACGGAGAGGGAAACGATATATCGTCGAAATGGGGCGTGATGATGAATCGGGCCGACACGTAGGTTTTGTTGCCGCCGTTCGTAACGAAATTTTCCAAACTCCACCAGACCACATTGTATTCCTCGACGTTTACCTCTTTTTTATCGAAAATGTCGCTGAGTGAAAAGCGGGTAATATTACCGAATTCCCCAATGTCGGACACTTCGAGCAACACCTGTTCTGTATCATCTGTTTTGCGGCCGGCAAGACGCAATGTGACAGGTTTCGTCGCATCCCGTCGATGTCCGTTAAAAACAATAGGCTTCCCGTCATAACTAAGTATAGACACGTCTACTACTTTCGTATTGGCAATATAGAACTCTTTGTAGAATACGATGTCATCGGAAGCTGGGCTATCTATCTTCACCTTGATACCGATCCCCCTCTTGTCCCAAGTCGCATTTTCCTCGTCGAAAAACAGCGGATAATACCCATCATCGCTATTCGTAAAATATCCGGAACTTGCCTCGAACCGATCCGAGTACCAGCTATCCGGCCCTGCGTTTTTCGACACGAGCGGCAGGATAAAATCCCGCCCGTAACTTGCACGACTTAACGCGGCTTTGTTTGCAATCACAATACCGTGGTACCGTTCTATTGCTTCGAGGACTTTTATCACGGGAATTGACGGATGCGTGTATTTCCAAAATGGACGACCTTCTGCGGGTACGGCCCAATTACCGGAAGAGTCTTTTGCATACTCGATAAGAGCCGCACCGAAATCCACTGCAAAGAATCCGGCGACCTGCGGCGGTATCGTTGCGCCGGTTTTCAAATACTCCGTATTCTCGTTCCACTCGACATAATCCGCTCCTGCCACCTCGATGATCTGCTCGCGCAGATCGCGCAGCGAAGCGTCGAACAACGGCTGGAAGTTGTCGATGTCGCCCCACACGAGTGTGATGTTGATCGTGTCGGTTACGTCCGTAACCATCGCATACCCCCGCGTGAAGATCGGGAATCCGCCGAGGTAGTACGCTGCCGAATGCTTCCTGTATGCCGCCGAATCGTCCAAGATGTCGATGCGGTCGATCAGACCGAAGGCCTTGCGGTTGCGGGGCGTCAGTGGCAGATTGATCTCCGCGCTGCGGTTGCTCTGGATCACGTCGAGATCGTTGAAGACCGGCGACTGGAAGATCAGCGACGGAGTATCTTCCAGATCGCACAACTGACCGTTTATGTAGAGTTCCTTCGTCATAGCGTCAAGTGCTTTATCGAAAGTTCTACCACGCAGTCCTGCATGCAGGCATTCGTCCGCGAGATGTCGCCGTCTTCGACATAGGCGTCGATCCACACCTTCCGCCGGGCGTCGTACAGCTGCACCTCCCGCCCGGAGAGAATCGATGCGCACAGGTCGAACAGTTCACGGTCGACCAGTCCGCTATGGAGCGTATGGGTCGTGGTCGCCGTGATCGTGCGGTGGCGTTCGGGTGTCAGTTTCTCGGAGAGCGTTTCGAAGGTCTCGTCTTCGGATACGTCGTCGACGCGCTCGGTCGGATGCCAGAGAAAGTAACGCATCAATCCCGTTGCATCGCGCCAGCGCACGAACGATCCGCTGTCGCAAGGATTCACCACGACCGTCAGACGCGCGCTCTTCACGGCACCGGTCGTGCCGCCCGTCGAGACGATCAACTGCCGCTCGCCGCCTCCGAATTCGCGGAAGAAGGTCATCGGAAGGGAGAACACGGGATCGACACGCGAATAGACCTCCCGCCGGCCGCTGTCGGCATCGGTGAAAGCGAAGTCCTGCATGGCGCCCGTATAGGAGTTGACGAGAATCTGCTCGCTGTAATCGAACGCCGGAAAGACCACGATCTTCGACGGCTGGGGCCAGCTGATCGGGGTATCGGCCTGCGCATTGTTCGTCATCGCGCGCGCCGACGCCCCTTTGAGCAGATAGAGCGGCGACGAGGCGATCGCCTGCCCGTCTACTTCGAGGCTGATCGTCGTTTGCGCATTCCCGTCCTGTGCGATGATTTCGAACAGATCGTCCATCGGGAATACGGCCGAACCGTTGATGATCGAACGCACCAACGTATAGCCGCCGACTTTGACAACGGCCGCATTGTATGTCGGCGCTTCGCTGACTCCGACCGTATTGTAGTTTCTCGCCAGCGAAATGGCGGGTGTTAATCTATATTTAGGCATAATCACTGATTGTTTCATTCAACATCGTAAACACGCTGCGGTCGAGCTGCTCGGAGAGTTGCCGGTCGATGTCGTCCACGGCCGGCTGCAACAGGTCGAACAGGATCTCCGTACCGCCGCCCTCGCGGTAGAGCACCGTGCCCTTGCTCCATACGTTCGCCGCCACGGCGTAGGCGTCGATCTCCTCGATGCCGTAGAGCCCCTCTTTGGCCTGCGCCCATCGTTCGATCGCAAGGAGAAAAGCATCGAAGGAGGCGTATTGCGCCTGCACATCGCCCGCAGAACGTCCCCCGTCGACGCCGGCGATCCCCTGCCGGCCGACGAACGCCGCTTCGAAACCGTCGTCGTTCTGTTCGACCTGCGTTTGGAGCGATGCCGCCGTCGCGCCCGTGGCCCATTCCGGCACGCCGAGGCTGTTGACCCGCTTTCCGCTGCTGCCCGTCTTCGTTTGCAGATTCGCCACGACCTGCGTGCGCAGCGTATCGAACCGCGCTTCGCACACCTCGATGAATCGCTGCGGATCGAAATAGCGCAGTATCTTGTCGATCCTATCCATTGTTGCAGGTCGAATAGGTCATCGTCGCCTCGCATTCGACTCCGCAGACCAGCTGATCGAATCGGGCGGCGAACGGGGTGATCTTCGTGACCTGCACCTCGACTCCCCGATCCCGCAATGCCTCGAAAAACTCCGCCGAGCGGTCGATCATCTCCTCGACGATCGGCATGACCTGCGTCGCGGTATCGGGTTCCGCTTCGCCGAGGTCGCCGCAGAAGAGGAACTTCGAGGCGCGCTTGTAGACGCCATCGAGATCCGTCGGCGTGATCGTCTCGAAGAATTGCCGCACGACGACCGGATACTCCGTGATCGTCCCCAGGATGTAGTTCGTCTCTTTAAGGCGGGCATAGATATACGAACCGAAGCCGCACGCCCCGGCGGCCTTGTCGATATGGTCGTTCAGCGAGTTTATCTTCACTCCCACGATACGTCGGGCCGGCGGCGTCTGCCCGACGACCCTGTACTCGTATTCCTTGTTGTCGGTCATCTTCTTTTGATTTTAGAGGTTTGTATCCTGCTGAGATTGCGCTGCTCGATCACGTCGTTCGTCGTCGACTCGAAGGCTTCGTAGACGACGCTCCACTCCATGCCGTAGACCGACGCGGGCGATACGGCGCCGTTCATGATCTGCACGTACTTGCGCACCACGGCGGCGATGCCTCGGTCGGGGCGGTCGATCTGCGCCTGCCGCTCCTCGTCGGTCGGTTCGATTTTCAGATCGGCGAATCTCTTCGAGATGGCCGCGAGCGTGTCCATGCAGTGCAGAAAGTAGCGGTACGCACGGATGAACCGCAAATCCGCGACCTTCTCTTTCGGGATGCCGAGCATTTGCGACAACACGTTGACGAAGTAATCGGTGGAGCGGTTCGTCGCGTTCAGCACCGCCAGATCGCGCATCGTCATGTGTTTCGGATCGCGGGCCGCAATACGCCTGTCCGGCAGCCACCGCCGATGCAGTACGCAGCATTCCGGTTCCGCCCGTCTCTTGATCTCTTCTGCAAACCGACGGCTTTCGAGGTTGAACAATGCCGCCCTGCCGATGATGATGTCCCGAACGGTATCGGTCGATTTGACGATCATAATCCGAATAAGTTTGCGGGTTCGAAAATTGCCGAACAATAGTCCGGCACGGCCCCCAGTTCGACGAGCTTCGGCCGCAGGACGCAGCATTGGCGCACCATATCGTTCCAAACCTCTATGGCACGGATGCGCGGACTCGCTTCGTCCGAATATTCCCCACGCTGCACCTTCTCGCCGGCCGGTGTGCCGACCGTAGTATGCGTGCGCAGCCAGTAGAAATAGACATAGTTCGCAATGGGCGAGGTCTTGACCGCTTCGTTTCTGAGCAGCGCAACGATCTGCGGATTCTCCTCCGCCGTCTCTGCCAGTGCCTCACCCAACAGATTGCGGAGGAATCTCGGCTCGTAAATGGCGATGTAGGAGTTCGCCGAATCGATGAGTGCCTGAGCGAGCGCCGTCGGCTTGTCGTCCTTCCGATTGGCGATGCCGGAGATGTAGATCGGATCCTTTTCGAAATAGGTATTGTCGATAATCATGGAAAATGTATTTAGCGGGCGCAGGGGCGATCAAACCCCTGCGTCCTGAAATTACTTCACCGTTTCTCGGTGGCGCGGCCCAACTTGATGAGCGTCTTGGCATGTACGGGATGCACCTCATAGGCTTTGCCCTTCTCCAGCGTATTGCCGGGGCCGCCGGTTCCGTAGACCGTCACGCGATCGTTGAAGTCCACATTGGTCTTTTCTTCTTTCGTTGCCATATTCTTTTTCGTTTAACTTGTTTGACTTAGGCTGCCTTCTCCGAAGGCTCGGCAGCCGGTTTCTGCAAGGCGGCGATAATGGTCGCGAACGTGCCTTTGACGAACGCCCCCTGATCGACCGATGCGAAGTACGAGTGCAAGCGCTCCTCGCAGATGACCGTGAAGAGATTCTTCTGGAAGTCGTCGTCGACCCACCCGAATTCGATGCGAATGCCTTTGTACGGGCGAACGTTCCATTTGCTCGTATCGGCAACGAGGAAATCGCCGGCCTTGACGTAAGTCGATTCCACGATCTCCACCCCGCGGATGAGCCGGAACAGCTCGTCCGAGATGTAGTGACCCGTCGAATCCTTCGTCAGGTCGATGGAGGCCCGATCCGAAGGATTGAGCATCACCACATCGGGATAGAAGTTCAGGTTCCGCATCTGGAGGATCGCTGCGCGGATCGCATCGGCCTTGTTCGCCATTTCGACCGTCCCGTCGAGCGCGGTGGTCGCATAGGTAGCAGCAGCCGTAAAGATGCCTTTGAGATTCACGCCCGTGCCGTCACCGGTGAGCAGCTGTTTCGTGCGTTCCTGAACGAGCGACGTGCGCAGCATGTTGTCGATCTCCGACTGCATATAGTCGAAATCGTCGCGCATCTCGTAAGAGATTTTGGCCGATACGGCCACTTTCTTCGCCGTCGACGTCTCAGGGACATACGACCAGTCCATAGCGGGCTTCAAGGCCCCCTCGGCGATGAATGCAGGAGCGCCGTTGCCGGGCTCGCGATCCACCCAAGTGATATTGGGCGAGTTGGTCGAGCCCTTGAACAACCGTTCTACGACGCGCGTGTCTTCGCTCGGCGCGTAATGGATAGTGCGGTCTACTTCGGTGTTGAGCGCTGCAACCGCCGCGGTATTGGCCGCCACGGTGATCGTCGTAGCAGCCGCTTTGATCTCCAGTTCGAGCGCCGTATTGCGTTTCTCCGCGAAAGCGCGTTTCGCCTCGTCGCTCGAAAGGAACGCCTTGATCTGCTCGCGGATCGTGCGGCCCTTGCCGGCGCTGCCGCTCATCGAACGGCGAATCTCGCTCCCCTGCTCCTTGAGAGCCTTCTCGATCTCCGCGATCTTCTCGGCCGACACGCCCAGTTTCCCGAGCGACGATTTTACCGACTCGACGATCTCTTCCTCCGATTTGATCCCCTCGGCCAGCATTTCGAGCTGGTCGTTGATGTGCTTGCCGAGCAATTCCATGCCCTTGCGATCCACATCCGAGAACTCCCCGCTGTCGGGCAGTTCGAATTTCTTGAATTTGAATGCCATGTTTTTCAGTTTTTGATTTGACCTAATTTTTCGAATACCGAACTGCGTGAAGTGAGTGGCGCGGGGGCCGGCTCGGCTTTGAACATCGACAGTATTCTGCTGTATACTTTTTCGTATTCATCGGGCGCGGTCTCCCGTAATGCCTTGACATATCGTTCCATGTCGTCCAAGGCTTTCATGTCGCCGATATACTCCGTGTGCTCGTTGGCGCCGAAGGTGACGACCGAAATCTCGTGCAGAATAATCTCCTTCACGATCAGGCAGTCGAGATCGGGATCGTAATCGCATTTGTCCCATACATACCGATAGCCGATCGAGAACTGGTTGAGCACCCCTTCGTGCATCTGCACCCATGCGCGGCGAGCGTCCGGCACGGCATCGAAATCCGAGAGCTGCACCGTGGCGTATCCGCCGTCGTCCTTCTCCTCGATCGACAGGATACGGCCGATCGGGTTCTTCGTCTCGTGCTGCCACAGGAATTGTATCTTCCGGTTCGTCGCAGACGCCGGCCCGCGCTCCTGAATACTCTTGCTGATGCAACCCTTCATCAGCATGTCGCCGTCCGAATCGACCGTTCCGAACGAACAGAACTTCACGAGAATGATGTGTTTCTCCTCGTCCACGACATCGGCCTTCAATATCGGCGCTTGCTTGAAAGCCCCGCCGCGGCTCATGACTTTTTTATACAGTAGTTTGTCCATTATTCCAGAATGTTTGCAATGATGTTTTTCCCCTGTTGCTCGGTAATGAGACCGGAGGCGATCGCGTTGCTGGCAGCCGTCACGGCCGCCGTCAGCGAGTCGGCATACAGCCGCTTCGCTTCCTGGAAGATCGACAGGTGATCGAAATAGGGAACGATGCGGAATCCATCGAACCCGTGCGCCGCGTTCAATACCTCCGATATTCGCTCTGCATCCGGTTTGATCGCATCGTTGTACAATTTGACCTCGGCCGCCGTAAGATTCGCATAGGTCGTACCTTCGGTGTCGATCAGTACATACGGAACTTGATAGGCATCGGCGATCTCCTTCTTGGCATTGCGCTGCACCTCCGTGAGATTCATGTCCTTCATGTTGGCCGAAATCTGCACGAAAGCAGCCTTCAATCCGGTCACGATGTACTTATATTGGCCCTTCATCACGCCGTATCGCCGCAGGGCCGCTTGTGCCTGCTCCCGATCCTCCTTGTTCTCCGGCAACACGGATGTCCGGAAATCCTCGCTATTCAACGAGATGATACCCAATGCCCCTCTGTTGATGATGAGTTCGTTCTGCGCCTCGAATGACGACACGAAAGGATTGACGGCGTTCTGCAAGGCTGACAGACGCGACTGCGATGCTCCGAAGATATTCGGATTATAGGCCGAATCCCGCACGACGAACATTTGATCCCGATCGACACGAATTTGATAATCGTTGATCGAAACCATATAATAATCGATCTGCGGATCGGGCCGGAAACCGGTGAATTCGGAGGTCGTCACCTCCTGAACAAGCGGATTCGGAATCACGTAGAGTTCGTAGGCCGTGGGCACACCGACCGGCTCCCAGCGAAGAATATAGGCTTTTCCGTAAATATCCTTGAAGGCTTCGATCATCGCCGTGAAATCTTCGATCGTTTGAAAGTCATTCGGATGCTTCCACCTGTTCAGTTCCTCCGTGCGACCTGCGACCTGGCGAGCGTCGTCCGACGGATCGACAGCCCACCAGCGGGCGTTGCGAATTGCCGCGGATTTCTTGGTCACGACCGAAAACAACGCGCTGCACCGAGCGTAAGCGATAGTCTGTCCGGCAACGGTGTCGCAGTCGATCGTACTACCGCTGCCCAATCCCATTGCCGAGAGAAAATCGCGCACAGAGACGAACCGCTGTTCCTCCGCTGTCGGAGTTCCGCACTCCGATTTCGTCGTCAAGTCCTGACTCTTACTTCGCCACTTCAAGCTGAATCTCATTGCACATAGCCTTTGAAGCAAATGTAAGGGCGATAAAAGAGGGTTCTCCGAACTTTTCGCTGTTTTTTCATTTTCGGCGGTTGCAGACCCAATAGAGATACTCCATTACAGCGTATCGGGCCGCATCCCACAAGTGATTGAATTTGTCGATCGGCTGGTTGATCGTAATGCCGTTCACCGAATCCCACACATAGGAATTGGCCTCGGTTTGGAAATTACGGCTGCGGACGATATGGAGGCGGAACGATTTGACCATGTGAATTCCGTCCGTTACGGAACCGGCATATTTCTTCGCCTTCACCACGCTGAGCCCGCGCAGCAGCAGGCCGTCGACCATCGATTCGGGATTTTTAGCGTATTTGTCCGCCGAGTCGGCGAATATGGGCATCCGCCCGACTGTCCCCTCTATCGCATCATAGAGCAAGGCCGGATCGGAGCAGGGTGCATAAAACTCTTCCTTCATGTATAGATCAAGCCCCCGAAGCCCCAGACGGACGAGCGCCGTAGGATCGTTCGTAAATCCGAAGTCGAGGCCGAACACGACCCTTTCCAGGTCGGACGGAAATTCATCGATCCAGTCGATATTCGGATAGACAAGGCCCTCTTTCGCCGCACGGATTCCCAATCCATAGACTTTCCATCGCCACTCGTCGGCCGTGCCCGCAGCAATGTTCGCCGGTGTAGGTTCATAGGATTCGATCTCTCGTATGACCCCAGGCGGGCAGAACGGATTGTCTTTGTATGTCGTGTGCGTAAAATAGGTGTGCGGCTGCCCTTCCAGTTCGAAGGCCCAATGTTCGGTATATTTGGGATTCCAGTCGCCGATGACCATCGTCGTGCAGCGCATCGTGATATTTTTGTACTGCTGCTTCGAGATGTCGTCCAGCATCTCGTTGATGTAGATGATGTCGCAATCGTATCCTTCACGGCTATCCATTCTGTCCAATCCGCGGAAATGGATCACGGAGTTGTTGATATAGTAGTCGGGATGTTGATTCTCGCTGCGCATCGCATCGGGATCGTAGACGCCGCGCAGGGTCAGTTTCTTGCGGAAATCGGCAAGGGTGATCTCCTTGCAGGCCTGCAACGTATTTCGATATACGAAGATATTGAGCGGGGATAGTGCGAGCGTACAGATGTCGTACAGAAAATCGAAGGCATCGTAGGTCTTCCCCGAACGGCTCGACCCTTCATTAAAAATCTTCAACACCGCATCCCGTTCCCTGTACTGCATGTACCGATACATGAGGTAACGATACACTTTCCCCCGATAGGTGCGGATGTCAGGCAGACGATGCATCGGCAGGCGGTGTTTTTTCGATCGACAACGCATCCTCCGCGTCTATTTGAATGACGACGGGAGCGACGGCAGGATTTTCTATCTTTCCGGATAGTTTCACCTCCTTCGGCGCTGCGTAACCCAACATGTTCATGATGCTGTCGAGACTCTTCTGCTTGTCGTAGCACTCGATCTTCACGAACTCCTCGACAATCTCATCGCCATTCGAAGCGATCCGTTTGACCTGTTTGGTATTGATCGACTTTATACATGCCTTCTCGTCGTCCGTAAGCGACTCGAACTCTTTAAGCGACATCCAGCCGTTACGAATGCGGGTCGCATCCGAAAAGGCGATCTTCTGGTGCTCGCGGATGATCTGCAAGGCCGAGATGCCCGCAGCCTCGGCAAGGTGAGTTTTCAGATATTCGATCCTCGCTGCAACCTCACTGTTTTGTAATAGCAGATAGGCATTATTCCATACCGTGTTATCGCTCATGTTCGAACATCTGTAAGCATAGCGATATGCCTCGGACGCATTACCGCATTCGAGGTACTTATTGCAAAACTTTTCCTGTTTGATCGTGAGCTTGCCCATATATGCAAAGATCGCCTATCGGGGAGACGATTCTTTCAACTTTTCGCTCTTTTTCATTGCCCGATATAGCGGTATTGTAGGTGTGCATGTAAATCATGCCACTCTTCGATCAGTCGGGGATGCCGTTCGACAAATGCCTCCCACTCGATGCGGCGCAGATAGATCCGCCCGTTGCGGACGACTGCTCCGAGTGTTCGATCCACTCGAATCGATTTCCATATCCAACGTGTCGAAATGCCGTACTCATCGGCTGCGGCCTGAATTGAGATAAAATGGTTCATTGCAAATCCCGAATTAATTACTACCTTTGTTCTTGGGTGAGGGGTGATTCTTCGGGATCGCCTCTTTTTATATCAAACAGTTACCTCCTGTTCTACTTTCCGGAATATTACATCCATCTCATCCTCTCGTTTGTACCAACGACAGCTGCCTGTCATCTCGTTGTAAGAGCAATTGCCAAAACGCGCACAATCCCGACATGCACATCCCTCTTTATTCGGATCATACCCTACAACCTCTACATTCTCGCCTTCATACACGAACCGCTCGCCGACCGGACGGGTGTAACGTTTTTCATCTCTGGGTTTCAGGGCCCACGGAACCAGCCGCCTCGTCATGGTCTTTCGGCCCTCGATGACCGCCTGCGTCAAGCCGTAGCGGTCGTTGAACATAATCTTTTTCATTCGATAACAGTTTTTGCGATTCTAAGAGCCTCGATAAGTTCGTCCACCTGCTCGTCCCGAAGACTTACATAAGCATCCTCATCGTCTGTCTCGATTTGCAGTTGAACGAATGAAGGAAATCCCTTTACAGCACCTTCTTTTCGGTTGCAGACCCGGACTATTCCGTCTTCATTCGCAGATACTTCGGTAAAATACTTTTCCTTTTTCATATCTTCAATTTGCACTTTTTTGATAAAAGCCACTCGACCGCTCCGTACAGCAGGTCGATAAGCCGTGTCGACTGTACCAAAAAGTAGTATTCCCGCCCTGCGCCGCCATACAGTACCTCATCGCTTCCGGAGGCCATCTGGAAGTACGAGAGGCGCCAGATGTCCTCCCATCTCACTATCTCCATATTGAGCCACGCTCCATCGAGCATTCGGCAATGACTAGGCAACGCTCCCAACAAGTCCGCAACCGTGAAAGCAGGAATGCTTATCCCACTATCAATGTATTCTTTGCTGGCGGTATAATGGGGAAGTACTGACAAATGCCATTCGCCACTACATTGTGCCCACGCCATACCCGCCTTTTCGGCCGGAACGCCCAGTTCCAGCAGCCGCTTCGACTGCTTGATGCTTGTTACTTGATTTGTCATCCTTTATAGTTTTTGAATTCCACACTCTTGAAAATCGCCCGATGATTGCACCAGCGGGCTAACCGTTTCTGCTCATTTGTCGGCTCGACGTTATTATCAAAATCCCTGTATGGCTGGGCGAACGGGAGTACTCCCAATTTGCGCAAAGCATTGATTCGCTCCAATGCATCATCGACATCTTGAATCAGGCAGTAGACAAAAATCCGATAAGGCTTAACACCTCGACGTCCCAATTCCTTCACACACTCGGCTACCGGTTCCAGCTGTGACATCCGGTCACAGGCAAATCGTATCTGATTCATCCATTTCACGCGGGACAACAAGTCGAGGATGAAGGCGTCGTCGCAAGCCCGACGTGCATCCAGACCTTGATTGAAATCTACGGAGATACCCATACGGACGATCTCCTCGATCTGTTCCAACCCGAAGTCCGACGCCAGCACATTGTTGTCGAGCAGCACGGCGCGCCGTTTGCCGCCGATGAATTCACGAAGCGGCGATGCCGGACGGATCGAGCCCTCCTTATGCGGAACGATGCACCACGGGCAGCGGTTCACGCATCCCCGCGTCAGAAAGCCATAGGCTTCGTCCACTCCGTACAGCGAATAATCCGGACAGCAATGTTCGATCTCGTCGGGCAGCGTCGTCGTGTAGTCTTTATAGCCTGTGCCGGCACGTACGACCTCGCAAGGGTAATAATCCGGACAGTCGGGCGTGAAGGTGAAGACCTTCGACATGTATACCCGATCGTAATGCCCGAACATCGGGTCGGCGAACTCCACCCTATCGCCCTGAGACTTATGCCACGCCGACAACTTCATCAACGCGAGATTCGGAAAATGATGCCCGTCGACATCTACGAGGCCTATTTTCTGCATCGTTCGTATTCATTTATCGTTTCGAATATCCCCAATTCCTGAGCTCGGCGTCGATTCTCGATTTCGATATATTTGGGATTTAACTCGAAGCCGATGGCATTTCGGCCGAGTTTATTGGCCACGATGCGCGTGGTGCCGGAGCCATTGAACGGATCGAGCACGAGGCCACCAGCGGGACACCCCGCAAGGATACACGGCACGATCAAATTCTCTGGAAACGTGGCAAAATGGGCCTCTTTGAACGGCTGCGGGGGAACTGTCCACACGCTTCGTTTGTTGCGCGTCGTTGAAGCCTCCGGCGCTATCTCGTAGTATTCAATCGCTTCCGCACGACCCGAACGATGGAATGATCCGTGCCTGCCTTTCCCCGTGTCCCATCCTGCCGGTTTGCGTTGCCGGATCTTTCCGACGTTCGGGTGGTTAATCAGGTTCTTGCCGTCCTCGAATTTCGAGCCGTTCCACCCTGTCGCTGGTTCTTTGATTGCCTCGGCGTCGAAGTAATAGCGGGGCGACTTGCTGAACAAGAAAATATACTCGTGTGACTTGGTGCAGCGATCCGTCACGCTTTCGGGCATCGGGTTCGGCTTGTGCCAGATGATATCCTGCCGCAAGTACCAGCCATCGGCGCGGAGAGCGAACGCCAGCATCCACGGGATCCCGATCAGGTCTTTGGGTTTGACCTCTCCGCCCTTGAACGCTTTATGGGCATCGCCCGTCCAACTCCCCGCATTGCTGCGCTGCTTCTGACTGGAACGTTTCGTGTCGCCAGCACCTCGGCCGCTACCGGCATAGCTGTCACCCATGTTCACCCATAACGTCCCCTGCGGCTTGAGTGCACGGCGCAGCTGGCGGAACACTGCCACAAGTTGATCGATGAAAGCCTCCGGCGTTTCTTCCAGCCCGATCTGATCGGCTACGCCGTAGTCGCGCAGCCTGTAATATGGCGGCGAGGTGACGATGCAGTCCACCGACTCATCCGGCAGCAATCGTGCCGCTGCAAGCGCATTCATGTTGTAGGTTGTATTTATCTGCATAGCTTTCATTTTATCGGTTATCCCCGTTTCCGTCGATTATGCCGCGCTCGTAGCGGCTAATGACATACGGCAAAACCCGTATTCAATACGCGCCGGCAGAACGGGTCGATCTCGCAGTTGAAGACGTTCGTCCAGCCGGCCCACGCGGCCGCCAGGTCGAAGCCGCCGATGCCGCTGAATAGGGAGGCGTGCGTCATTGGTACTCCACCGCTTCCCTGCGATCGATGAAGAAATGAATACCCGGTGCACATTCGCTCCACCTGTTATCGTCGAAATCCGGAACTTCGACTGTGGCACCGACGGTGTAGACGAAGTTTTTGTCATGGTCGGCACGAACGGTATCCTCAGTTGCCTTGGTGCCGTCCATGTTCTGAATCTCCATGACGTATGCTTTATCGCAACGGCATTTGTGTCCCGTTGCCGAACTGCGCCGTGCATCTTCCGGAATTCGTAATTTTACGATATGCCCAGAGGCTTTTTTCCAACCGATGAAACTACCCTCAGTCGGACATGATAGATAACATCCCTTGGCATCGCGCAGGTCGGCACCGTACAGGTCAGCATCGCGCAGGTCAGCATCGCGCAGGTCAGCGCCGTACAGGTTGGCACCGCACAGGTAGGCACCGCACAGGTTGGCACCGCACAGGTTGGCACCGCGCAGGTCGGCGCCGCGCAGGTCGGCGCCGTACAGGTTGGCACCGCGCAGGTAGGCACCGCACAGGTAGGCACCGCACAGGTCGGCATCGCGCAGGTCAGCACCGCGCAGGTCGGCATCGCGCAGGTCGGCACCGTACAGGTCGGCACCGCACAGGTTGGCACCGCACAGGTTGGCATCGCACAGGTCGGCATTGCACAGGTTGGCATCGCGCAGGTTGGCATCGCGCAGGTCGGCATCGCGCAGGTTGGCATCGCGCAGGTTGGCACCGCGCCTAATAGCTTCCAAAACCGTTTCGGTGATTGTGTTTCCCTCTTTCGTGTATTCAAATACGACCGAGCCCGTCCAACGGTTGCGGATTTCGATTTTAATCTGTTTCGTTGATTCCATTGTGGTAAATTTGTTTATCCGGATTCATGTATTGATTTGCGGCAGCAATAGCATCTTCGAGCGTAAAGAGACGGCGATCTTTGTCGGGTATGAAGATTTTACTCATGGCTTTTCTCTTTTTTCAACGCCTCGATCCGTCCGAGAATCCGCGGTTTGGCGAGGTATTTTCTGAATGTGTGAATCAAATTAATAGAGAACCGTGCGTCATTAGTACTCCACCGCTGCCCTGCGATCGATGAAGAAATGAATACCCGGTGCGCATTCGCTCCACCTGTTATCGTCGAAATCCGGAACTTCCACAGTAGCACCGACAGTGTAGACGAAGTTTTTGTCATGGTCGGAACGAACGGTATCCTCAGTTGCCTTGGTGCCGTCCATGTTCTGAATCTCCATGACGTATGCTTTATCGCAACGGCATTTGTGTCCCGTTGCCGAACTGCGCCGTGCATCTTCCGGAATTCGTAATTTTACGATATGCCCAGAGGCTTTTTTCCAACCGATGAAACTACCCTCAGTCGGACATGATAGATAACATCCCTTGGCATCGCACAGGTTGGCACCGCGCAGGTCGGCGCCACGCAGGTCGGCATCGCGCAGGTTGGCACCGCGCAGGTCGGCATCGCACAGGTTGGCACCGCGCAGGTCGGCATCGCGCAGGTTGGCATCGCGCAGGTTGGCATCGCACAGGTCGGCACCGTACAGGTCGGCACCGCACAGGTTGGCACCGCACAGGTTGGCA